CGACGCCTGGAGGAGGTGTTGTCAACAATTGCTGGGGAGTTGTGAAGCCAAACCCAGAACGTGCTGCATTACCAGCAACAACACCCCGAATCGCATCGTAACCAGATTGACCAGGCTTAACTTTTGCAGCAAGAGTGGGATTAGCTTTAGCCCACATCTGCATGCCGATATCCTCAGCGGTCTGAACTGCTTCTGGTGTGGCGCCAGGTGCAACAGCTTTTAGACGAGCAGCTTCATAACGTTGAAGTTCAGGGTCTTGCGCTGTCAATTGAGCGACGCGAGATGCCTCTTGTTGATAAGCGCGTTCTGCTGCGGAAGGAGTACTCGAAAAAGATTGTTGTTGAGATCCTGGGACATAACGCCCATACATTCCAGTATCTTGTGCTGTTGCCGGAATACTTGGACTTCCCTGCCGATAGCGAGAATAATAATTTCCAGGGATGCCTCCAAAAGCGGAATTTAAACCACTTAAAGCTCCTCCGAGGCCTCCCAGGAGTTGAGATGCTCTGGTTTGGAAAAACTCACCCTGTCCGAAACCAGGCTTTGTCATCATAAGTTCACCGCTAGGCTGCTGCCACCTACGGCCTTTACCTGGAACATTGATCCAACGACCTTCAGCCATTACCGCCAAACCTCATTTAAATAAAGACTAGAACCAACAGCCGTATCAGCTGGACCAGGTAATGCCTGGATAAATTCAGCGCCAGAACGTTCGTAACGGTAACGAGCCTGGAACGGATCTTTGTAATTAGGAACGTAAAGAATTTGGGCTAATCGATTCGTCTCGTAGAGATAGATTTCATCCCAAACCTTGAGAGCCTCCTTGGCATTACTTGACCGAATTGTACGGTCAACGTCACCAGCAATGCTCTCCAACCGAGTCGAAGGCGAAGTCGCCACTTCCGTCTTCTTCTCTGCTGTGTCACATCGTCCAATCTGGATGATGATTTTATTGTAGAAGTATGAATCCGGAATGGTATTCAGAGCTTCTTCCAGACGAGCGTAATCACCCGCTGGCACAGACACTGTGAAGTAGCCCAAATGATATCGGACTCTACTTTTATCGTAGTCGCTAAGCTCCACAGTCCTTCTTGCGTCTTAATTATTATAAATGGTATGAATTAACCTAAAATATTGGGCACAGTAAACGGATTTGATTGCAGGCTAGACGCAATAAAAGAATTCAAAAAATTCTGTTCTTGCGAAGGTTGGAATAATTGATTAACCAAGTCACGCTGTAATTTAGTTTCAAAACTTTCTTGTCGTGTTTCTCTGCCGCCAGCGCGCATACCTAAAAGAAGGCCTGTCAGCAGTGTTTCAAACTGATTCCCTTTTGCTTCGGCTGGAGCTTGCGCAGTTGTTGTATTTGTAAGATCAGATGCCTCTCCCAGGCTTTTCATGTGGCCGTAGCCAAGCTCATATTTTTGATCTGGCGTTAACCATGCTGCAACATTACCAAGACCACCTTGATCAGGTCTGGGGATGAATTTAACGTTTCCTTCGACAAAAATATCAGTTCCTTCTTTGCCTGCATAATCACGACCACGATGATCAGTACTGGCGTCAGGGATACCGGTATTTCGTGGACCCCAGCCAGATGTCATTGTAAGACCTGCGGCTGGGTTAAGAATCAATCCACCTTTGCCGTCATCAATATATTTAGGAACGCGATTTGGTCCGACCCTAACATTTAAAAATTTGCTTCTATGGATGCCAGGATCTTCGTATTGATTTGTCTCGAGATTTCTTACATACGCGTGAAGATGTGGGCCACTGGAAACACCCGTGGAACCAAGCTGTCCTATGCGTGTGATATTTGCCATGAATTAATTTTAAAATAAAAACCCCCAGAAAACTGGGGGTCATCCTAGTATGGAAACTTTATTATACTCGGATTAAGTCAGCGGCAAGAACTGCGTCCCAATCAACACGCTTAATCTGTTTCAGCTGTTCGAGGTTGTGAAACCTTTCACCCGACAAGGACATCTGAAGATCTTTAATCTCTCGAGCTGTCTTTAAGCCAATGCCTTTGATGTGATCAGCGATCATTTGGGCAGTGGCTGAGTTGATATTTAAGCGATGGTCGGGTGGGAATGTACGCGGCTCCTCTTTTGCTGCTTTATCTTTTACTTGAAGAGTCTTAACTTTTTTGGTTGCCTCTTCATCAGGTTCAATCTCAGTTTTGTAAACAGTGAAAAGGCGACCGTCCTGATCTTCGACCATGAACCAATCGCCTTGATCCCATTCGCTTACAACTTTGACACGTGCACCTGTTTTTTTATGCTGATAAAGCATTGCTGGAGAGGTTGTCATAAGGACCAGTATTTACCTGGTCCTAGTTTAACCTAATCAGCTGACGGTGCGGCCCAGCAGGTAGCCATCAATGTCCTCGTAGCCAGGAGCTTCGTCAGGCTGGAGGTAGCACACTTCAACCACGAAGTAACCAGTACGGCCAGCAGATGCGTCACCACTGGAGATGTACCAACCACCGGATGTGGAGGTAGCAGTTTGCGATTCACGGGCTTGCACGTAGAACTGAGCCGCACCAGTGATCTGCTTGTAGACGTTGGTAGGCAGAACACCCGTAGCGCCGGTAGCAGTCAGGAAGGGCTGAGTGCTATAACCAGCAGTGCCACCAGCGAAGAAGATTTCGCCATTCTGCTCACCCGAAGTAGTGGAGGTCAGGTTGGCCTGGGACACAGCCTCACCCACAGTGCCAGTCGAAGTCAGACCGGTGGCGAAGGTGATCACGTTGCCGGTAGCAGCGTAGATGCCAGAAGCAACACGACCGTCACCCCAGCCAGAAGCGACGGAGATCGTGGCGCGATAAATATAAGCAGGCAGTGTGGTGCTGCCAGAAATCACCATGCCGGTGATGTCGGGGCGAGTGTCGTCCTGGCGATAAGGCGAAGGAACAATCACTTTGCCGGAAGCAATGGCGCCAGCACCAGAGGTGGTGGTGACAGCCACATAACCACGCTGCTGGAAGTAGCGATAGCCAGGGACAGCCAGCACCGAAGTGGGGCCACCCTTGGAGCCATCATTAGTGCCGTTGTCGTTGGTATCAATGTTCTTGTACCAACCGTTCAGCGGCTCGGCCCAGTTACCTGGGAAGATTTTCTTAGCGGACAAATAGGTCATTTATTTTCCCTTTTGTGTAGATGTATTAGTTTAACGATCAGACGGTGCCGTCATCCTGCACAAAGCTAAACGCGGTCGTGACAAAATCCTTGTTCAGAATTTCAAAACCAGCGTAAAGTTGCCAAATAAGAATGATGAAACGGCTGAAATCGTCGTTGTTGTTGATGAGGACCTGAGCATTCGGACCACCGATACCAACACCCACAGACTGCGGGCCGAAAAAGTAACCTTGGGCAACTTCCTTGGAAGCATAAGTGGAGCCGCCATCAAACGAAGCAGTGACGTTCTTGGTCGGGAAGTTGGTGGACTCGAAGAACTTGACGCCTTCAAACTGCACACCGGTAGGCATGACAGGCTCGCCACCCAGGAAGTAGGCTTGGCCAGCCTGGGGACCCATGTAGAAGCTGGCGTTGTTAGGCATCATGGGGTTGCCCATGTACATGCCTTGACCAGGATTACCAGCGTAACGAGCGATCTCGCGGAAGTCTGGGTCACGACGCAGGTGCATCATGAAGGTAGGATCGCAGATGCAGCGATACAGACCATCGGCGAATGTCGGGACGTTGCGCTTACGCAGGTCCTTAACAATGGTCAGCAGGTCAGTGCGAACCTGGAACTGCTGAACTTCGGCAGTGTACTCAGCGGTTTCGTACTTAATACGACCGGAAGAATCCTTGGTCTTACCACCAGCAAAGTAGTAACCACCTTGGGTGGTGGAAGCGGCACCATTGGCTTCGGCTTTCGAGAGTTCGTCAAGGAACACCCGGTCGCGCCAACGGCGATAGTCGTCGAGCAGCGTCAGGCTACCGATCGACTGGTGGAACATATTAAGGTTGCCAGAGTCCAAGAGCAGGCGCTGAGCCGTGATCAGGGTCTCGCGGGCAATCTTAAAGGTGCTAGGCTGGGTCGGATCACCCGGATCAGCAGGGCCGGTGTACTCTTTAAGCACCACCAACACCTTTTCCTTTGTGATGTTACGGCTGTTGGCGGTACCGATTGTTTGATCGGCAATACGCTCACGGCTGTCCTTGGTGCCAGGGGTCCCCCAGAACTTATAGCGGTCTAACTGAACTGTTTGGCCAGGCTGACGAGTGAAGTCATGAACGACCACTGGCTCGACGGCCATCTCGGCAATGTAAGCAGGGTGGGGACGATAAAGTTCCGCACCTAAGATTTTTGGAAAATCGTTCTCCTGGTCTCTAGTCTCTTAGAGGGGTGGACTATCTCTTCATCCCTGTGGGATGCCGGACGCTAAATCTGGTATTACGTAACAAGGTCGTGTTACACCCAGTAGTCTCTGCACCTTCCAACCACGCTTGATTGGCTTGGCTCAGGATTACCCTCGTCTTTACGTTAGGGCTTCCCTGAATTCATCCGGTTTGCACCCATCGATTGCTCGGTGGGGTGACAACGTTGAGCGTTCAGTTGAGGTATGTTATGCTTTGGAAACTTGTTTATGAACAACATGGAACCAAAGCTTGTTCCTGGATTTGGTAATCTTTACTTAACGGAAGAGGGAAAAGCTTTTGAAAAACGACTTGATCCCGATAATCAAGAATATTTTCAAGAGATCCTTATTCGTTCCACCAGTGTTTATGACCGTATTTCAGTTCTTGTTAATGGAAAGAGAAAACGTTTTCATCTTCATGTCTTGATGGCTGTTGCTTTTTTGGGATTAGATCTGCGTTCTCATGGAACCAGTAACTTTTCCCTGCAAGTTGATCACAAAGATAATGACAAGAGAAATAATCGACTTGAAAATCTTGAGATCGTTACCAAACAAGAAAATTTAACAAGGGCCTGGGCAACGGGTTGTTACAAGAACAATGGTTTTGCCAGTAAAGGAAAACCGAAGAAGTCTTTAAGGAAGTTTTCTTCGGATGACGTGATTCAAATCAAAGCTTTAAAAGAGGCTGGTCTGTCGTATCGAAAGATTGCCGAAAAGTTTGATTGCAATCACGGAGCTATTTACCAAATCTTGAAAGGTCATACCTACCAGGATCTGAACTAGCTATCAATAAACACCTTGGTTTATCCTCCAGTGTCAGTGTTTTTATCGGGTGAAAGATAAAGACACATGTGTCTTATCTAACAAAAATTTTAGCAGACGGTGAACTTAAAAGTTACACATACTGCATTGTCGGCGTCTTGTATAGAGCGCCGGTAGAGTTACTAGAACCGTAAGATTCAGGGTCAACTGCTCCACCTTGAACAAAACCTGGAACACCCATAGAACCAGGAATCGCTCCAAGTGCCACACCACCGAGACCAGCGGTAAGAGCAGCGGCGGGAACAAGACCTGCAGCGGCAGCTTTGCCTAAAGAACGAGGGTTTACTTTACCCGCTGCTTCTGCAGCTTGTAAAAGAGCAGCTTGCCGCATGCCACCTTCTCGATTTTTTACCGCAGCATTAAGGAGCTTATTTTGCACGTCTTCTGGCATATATTTTCCAGCAAGACCACGTGCTCCCAATAAACCTGCGGCGCCGCCAAGTAAACCGGCACCAGCAGCAAGTGCGGCAGATCCTGGATCTTCACCTTGAGAAAGGGCATACCCACCAACGCCTAAACCGGCAGCGATGGGTACACCGTATTTAAGAGCGCCACGCATGGCCTCACTCCATCACAAAGAGTTTGTTTGCAACAACTTGAGGCTGAGCTTGGTTCAGGAGGCGCCAGGCATTACTGGGATCCATGTCCATTTGCTGCTTAAAGGTCCCCCAGAAGTTTTCAGGTTGCTGGGGAGCTGCTGCAGCAGGAGGAGCAGGGAACTGACCAAGTGCAGCTTGAACAGGAGCTGTGGGATAACCACGTGTCTCAAGTTGATCTTCGCTTTCGTACACGGGGTACGGACCTTCTGGACCAAAGAACTTCAGCGTGTAATCGCTGAGCACATCAGGATTGGTCAGAATTTCGTTGTAAGCCAGATTTTCTTGATGCTCGTTGGTTGCAAACGTTGCATAACGGCCGAGCGTTTCTTGGGCTTTGGTGCCCCAAGCAACGGCGCTATCCAGCATGCTTTCCAGCTGGAGAGCATAATTATTTAGAATTGCGGGTGCTTCGACCCCGTACGCGTTTACCACGTGGCGGGTTTCCGGGCTCCACTCCAGGAGATTGGCCACGTCCTCCAAGGATTGAATCGAGGAGGTTTGGGAAGAGCTGGGCGAGTAAGCCTGGTTGGGTGACCAGGTCTGCGTCGCCGATTGTTGCGTAGCTGGGCTGCTGAGTTGCTGGCCGTAGTTCGCTGGTGCGTACTGTGGAGTCGGAGCTGACGGTTGACCCTGGAACGGGGATTGAACTGGTGCGCTCAGAAGGTTCACCACCTTGTTGAACGCCGATTCCCATGGATTGCTGCTGGCCTCCGATTGGGATTGGGGGGCGTACTGCGTAGGGGCTGATTGGTAACTGGGGGCCGCCTGCGGAACTGCCTGGGGGTAACTGGTACCCACCTGATACGCCACTGGAGCTTGGCTCGGCGCCGCCTGGTAATTGGTCGGAGCTGGAGCCACGTAGCTGCTTGGAGCCACCGCTGCCGGGACTTGGCTCGTCTGTGGGATCGATTGGACGGTAGCGTCCTGCATAACTCATCTCCTTTTGTAGAGCTTCTAAAGTTCGATACAGATATGGCGTTAAATCCAATCTTGGGTCCGCAGCCATCGGAAGATCCGGTGCTTGCGGGTGGGGAGTCTGCATCATGCCCCCCACTAACTTGGCAAACGCAGAGTAAGCACCCTGTAATTCGTTTACCATCCTGAAAGGGAACCCAGATAACATCTCGGCTCGTTCCTCATCCGTCTTGGACGGGAAGAGGTATTTCAATGCTTCAATGCTATCAACACCTAATTCCTGTAAATTTCGGACAACAATGGAGTTGTTAAGGATATCTTGAGTTGAATCCTCATAAACAGGACCCATCCAACGCCATAACACTGTTACATCGCCATCTGGAATTAAACCAATGACACTAGGTGGAATTTGCTGTGTTTCCACACAGGCCATCATAAGTTCTTTTAGTTGATCGTTGTATTGCTTCATTGCTCCTTCATAAGCAGCTTCTTCTTCCGGTGAAGCATTAGGGCCAAGATCCAGGGGTTTTTCTAATTTGGCAGCAGAAGCAAGTGTTGTCTTAAATAACTGCTCTTCTTGGTAAATGATTAACTCAAGACAACGACAAATGCCATGGGTGTAAATAGCATTTGCTTTTTTCTTGGATGTAGCTGCCACACGTCCAAATAGTGATTTGTACTCAGTTGCAGTTACGCCAGCAGAGATGGAAAGCTCATCAACACCACCAAGAGCTGTGCGAATTTCTTCTCGATACTGACGTGCAAATGCGTTTTGGTCACCAGTGATTGCATCTGGAACAATGTAACCAACGCGGTCGTTAGGCTCCAGGTTTGCGATAACGCGTGGAACCCGTATCTGACCATCAATGCTACGACTGACTGGATCAGCCTTAAACATCGAACGGCTTAATGTAGAAGGACTTGTGAAACCAGAATTCGCTGCAATAGATGGACGCTGAACAACTGAGTCACCACCCGACTCCATAAGATCGGTCTTTGGCCTGGAAGAAAGAAGAGTCGGATTGCCAAAGAATGTAATGTTTTTGCGCATGGTGCGCATTAATTCATCATGCGTGCAAATATGATTCGCCATTGCATCGAATTCACCAACGCCTTCAAACGAGAAGCCTTGGGGATTGTTAAAAATCTCAACGCAGGGAATAAAACCTAAACTGTTTTTAAATTGTTTTGTTTGCCCAGGCATTGCGTAGTTGGGCATTTCAAAAGAAATTTCACTATCGGAGTGAGTTTCTTCGATTTCCCTTGCTTTAATTGACAGTCGAATATAACGTTTTGCTCCGGGGCTATATGTGCTTTGATTGCCGGTTAAATTCGTCGTTGTTAACTGATCACCAAAACCGTTGGCTCGGCGTATTTTATAGCTGTAGATGATTACAACTTCATCAAGCTCGCCATCAACGTTGTAATAGGTGCGATATTCATGCTCACGAAAGTAGTAAAGGCGATAATTTTGTTGTGTAGGTCGGATATAAAACAGTCCTTTACCATCACACAAAAAGTATTCCCAGATGGAATCCAGACGTGTATCCATCTTGTTGTACTTCAACACACGGTCAAGAAAGTCCTTGCGTTGTGCACCGAAGTTATCTTGTGACGGAAAAAATTCAACTCCTTGACGAATGCCAAAGAGTTTCATCTGAGCAATATGGGACGCAACAATGCCCGTATCAACAACGATATCGCTGTCTTTATCCAGATATGCATTAATGATTTCTTGAAGCCGGGCTTTAGCGTCTGCCATTACTCGTGTTCTTTATTCTTTAATGTTAACAGTTTCAAGAAACGTATTTATTTTGAAAGCCCATTGGAATTGTTTGGCCCAGTTGAGGACCCGCAAAAAAACCGGCGTTTCCCATAGGAACTTGACCGCCATATTGCTGATACGCAAGAGGCAGCTGTGGGCCACCAGGCATAATGCCACGCCTCATCAACTCATCATTAAGCTGTTGATTTTGTTGAGTTCCGCCTTCGTATAAACGCTTTAGCTGTTCACCGGAACGCCCACCAAGCGCACCTGGGGATCGGTTAATTTGCCAATTTACATTGCCACCCGCGATTAAGTTACCTGGTGCGCCAGGGACATTTGATTCGCCTGCGTAAAACATGCCCTACACTCTTCAATCCTTTTATTTTACTCTTCTATGACTTCATATCCGCTGGCGTCATTTACTTTTGTCAGGATGATTCCAGAGCCACGAACATCCCACTCAAGTACATCGCCTTCTTCCCAGCCCAGCTCTTCAATTACTTCATCAGGAAGAACAATATACGAATCTCCGTTTTCGTCTTCTTGAACTTCAAGAATGTAACTCATTTTGACAAAAGCTTTTCCATAAGCTTATCAAGCTTATTGTTGATTTCGCGAAAATTGTCGTGCATTTCTTGAATTTCCCTTAAGAAGTCAACCTTAAGGACGTAGTCAAGTGGCATGCGGTTAATTTGATCTTCAAGTAAATCAATACGACGTTTTTGCGAACTTGTATAACTCATGGCTTGTTGAATCTGATCAGTTTGACGATTCAAAATCTTATTGGCTACCCACGATCCGCCTGTGACCGCAGAAATAATGGCACTTAGACCAATAGCTAAATACTCGGGTCCCACTGAAATACTGCTTTTTTTCTTATTCTAAAATCAGTAATCAAGATGCAATTGACCTTTGCGTGCTAAACCGGTAACAAGCCAGACCAAGGCGTCGACGCAATCGTCGTGACTGCTGACACCAAAGTTAGTCAACTCATCGAATAACGTTGTGAAATTACGGAAACGATTAAAGATAATTTTGCGGTCTTCAAACATGCCCATAATGCCACGGAAGCGTGCAAGTTTATCAGCGCGGAATCCTTTGACAGGATGCCAAATTAAGTTGTAGAGACCTTCGTTATTTAAACAGACACGTTTAAAGTCAGCCTCAAGAGAAGCCTGGTACTGAACCGCTTCACTCCAGATGTCACACGTTGAATAAGTAGGGAAATAATTACCGTTGTCATCCTTGCCGACAACAGACCAATCGTTAAGAAGCTCTTTGAGGGCATCTAGTTTTTCAAGATTACCCATCACGCGAATACGACGGTAATCAATAATGTGTATCTGGTCGCCAATGCGACCACCAAGAACCATCACGGTGTAATCATTTTTTTCTTTAGTGCCAGCGGATAAGTCAACCCCAATACCAAGCGCATCAAACTCCGTTGCGATTTCCGCTTTGATAAGAAGTTCTGGTGCCAACGACAGCTCGTTTTGTCTGACGATTTGATTCATGTACTGGAATGAGAAAGCAATCGGTGCTTGCCGGCGCTTCTCCCTGAGGTAATCAACGGACCACATCTCAGGCCAGTACGAAATCTCCTCCCCTGTTTTGGGATCGTTGATCAAAGCAGAGAGAACAATCTGCGTCCAGTTGTTTTGCTCGTTGAATGTGGTGGCGTGAATGTCATCATGACGAAATCTGGTACCAAGACAGATTGCTCGTCCGCCTTCAAACATGGTGGGAGCAATCACCGCATTCCAGTTCTCCTGCATCATCTTTCTGATGTCAGGGTTCGCAATGTCTGCAGCAGATTTGATGGCGTCATCAATGATGATCAGTTGGCTTCGTTTGGAGGTCACGGAGCCTTTAAGACCAGCTGCACAGAGTGTGAACTGTTCTTCACCGGTTACATCGATGCCAGCAAATTTGTGGTCAATTGACCAGTACTCATTACTGGTTACATTTTTCAGAAGACGTACTGAAGGAAAGACTTCTTGATATCGCTTGCTTTCGATAATTCGCTTGATGGTTGCCGACTTGGATCGAGCAATATCAACCGTATAAGAGAGGTAAAGAATCTGTAGTGGTTTCTTGGCTTGAGTATGGATACCAATAGCCCATGCCGTAAACAAGCCCAGGATTGTGGATTTAGCTGAGCCCCGTGGAGCAAGAAGATCAATATTGGGACCAGCAATCTTTAATAGACAAGAACTATCTTCGTTTGTGACAAAGTGCCGATGCCACTCTTTATGATGTGAAGCTGGTGGTTTGTCAGCTACATAATCACAGAAAAAGCCAAAGTCTTCTCGAGCTTTTTTTAAAGACTCAAGGTTGCGTTGTGGCCTGATTTGTTGCCTGCGTGCAGCAGCTTGTGCATTACGCCGATATGCAAGATGTTGATATGCAGGCACAACAAGAAGTATTCAATGATTACTGAATACTAACTTATTTTTCTTCTGTTGGTTTTTTACCTTTTTGTTCTTTATATTTACGTGCCTTGTCCAGGGCTGCTTTGTGCTTTTGCTTGTCCGACATTTCGCTGCCGTCCTCGTTCTTCGCTTCCTTTTTCTTGAAGTGCTCCAGGAGCTGGGGCGGCATTTTGTTCTTGCTCATTTTGTTTGCTTGCCATTAAGGCATTCATTACATTTTGACCTTCTGCAACTTTGTCAACAACAGGGTTAGGCCGTTGGAAATGAAACAACCGCTCGCGATTTTTTTGAAGTTGACGCGCAACATCAAATAGTCTACCTGCAATATTTTCTCCATATTGAGGTTGTTGAGGCGTTTGGCTCATTACTCTTCAAGTTGCATGTGAGACCATACGCTCATTGCTGCTTCCTCAAGGGGGACCTCAATTGGGTCATCCTTAAAGATAGTCAACAATTCACGAATAGCACGATCAGCTCCAGCCATAAGCAGGCCTTTGCGATCTTTGGTCGATGTAAACAATTCTACCTGAGCGATTGTTCCACGGAGTTCTTTTTGCATGGAAGCAATACGCGCCACGCCTGCATCACGTTTAACAATGCCGTTATCAACGTCTTCTCTTAATTTACGAATATCTTCCTGCATCTCAACAATTTCATTCAAAAGCACAGAACGGTGATCGGGCTTTGGATATTGACTTTGTACCCAAAGATCACAACCGGAGATGCTGCCACCATAGCCAAGAAACCGGGCGTAGAGATAACACTCAATAACAGAGTAATTATCTTTGCAAAAAGCATTGAATGTTTCTTCTGTTGGTGCATCAAGATTTTCGACCCATTGGTCGAAGATCTCAATATCGATAAGCTCTTTGGGCTTGTGCGTAATCTCTGGCTTCGTCCGACTGACTGAACTCTTGCCTTTGTGCTGCGGTTTCACGTTCTTGTGCACCAGCTTCCCTCATCTTTTCTTTACTGGATCCAACGGAAACATCCTGGAAGATCTTGACAGCAGACGCGGCTTTGCGAGCTTTGTCCTCATCAAATAATAAATCATATGGATCGGGATTTAGCTGAGAGTCAAACGCTCCAGGATCTTCATACGCCATGATAAATACTCTTATTTGTTTTCAGACACAGCGTCAAAAGGCTCCTCTTTATCAGCTGTGTCTTTTTCTTTCGTTTTATCGCTATACTTTTGCTTTGCATAACGATAAGCAACATCCGCCGCTTGTTGATAGCGGCGTAAATCTGTTGTTTCACCAGAATCTAAATTTTTAGAATCCATTGATTAGAAGTTTGCCATCATATTGGCAAGGCCTTGAGTGACAGTTTGACGCTGAACTTGACGACCTTTTTGGGCACCTTGACGAAGCTTGGAAGACTCAAGACGATTAATTAATGTGTCAAAGTCTTGAAGCTCAGCTTTAGACATGCCACCGCCGTATTCGCGGTTTTGCAGTTCGTTATAGAGCTCTTGGGCTTCAGCTGCGCCCATCCCCCCTTGAGTTAAGGAAGCTACGGAAGGAATGGCACCACGGTTTGGCTGCGTAAAAGAATAAGCCATTATTAACCCTAAAGGTTTACAACTATATTTTAACGCCTGTAATTAAAAATTAAAGGCGCCCATCAGACTACTAAACATCTCGGAGCCTCGCTTGATCCTTTGCATTTCACGATAACCTGAATTAACAATTTTCTGTACGTCCAACTTACCTTGAACTTCTTGTGCTCCAACTGCAAGATTATTTTCGTTGATTAATTTTTGGCGTTCGGTGGCACCTGCCTGCCTAATTTCTTCGATTTGTTTATCAACGCCTTTTCCGTAAAAACCAGTTGCAGCTTGAAGTGTTGCAAAATCAACTTGACCTGGAGTTGTGGTGCCGTCAATGGTAGCCGTTAAAGGATTTGTAGACGCATAACCAAGATCAAAAGGCCCTACTTGAGTTGAAGAGCTTGTATTATTAAGAACAGAATCAAAAGAAGAAGTTTGAGAAGGCGAATAAACAGACTGATTAGCTACTGACGATGAAGCAGGCGATACGTAAGCGTTGTTTGCAGCACGCTCTCTAATTTCCGACTTGGGAACATCAAACTGAGCTGCAAGCTGTTTAATTTCTTTCTTTGTTAATTCACCGCCACTTTTTTCGGCTTGTTTGATCTCTTTTTTAATGCCCATGTTAACCTCTATTTGCGTTCTTAAGTTTAATTAATATTAAGTTGTGCCGAGCACGCTGCCAAGCATTGATTGAGAAATTTCTTTTGCTTTGGCAAGATCAAAGTTAACCATGCCGCGCCTTAGTGTGCCATCTGGATTGCGTTGCATGTTTCCATATTGTGATTCCCAGGCAATGTCGTAAGGTGTTTTTGCTTTACCAGATGCAAGTAATGAGCGTCGAACTTCAGTGCTAAATGCTTGAGGACTGCGGATATTTTGAGATTTTGCAATATTAATTAAATTTTGAAAATCGGACTCAGGAAGATTTAGACCTTGCTCTCCATAGGCTTGGGAAGCAAACTCGCGATATGGACCGCCTTCCCAATCAATTGGTTGTTTATAACTACGGCGAAGAGCTTTATCAATAAATTTAGAATTAGAATAACGACCTGCCAGCGACTGAAGATATGCTTCTCTGGAGCCAGGGTCTGTATATGTTTTAGCTTCAGCTTTAATGGCTTTACGTGTTGATTTGGGAGCAACAACTTGTTGCATACCATAGTCTTCTAACGCCGTCATTAACGGTGACGGCTCATAGGTAGGCACACCACTGCCGCCGATAGCGCCCCCTAAAAATGATCCTCCTGCACTAAGGCCTAAGCCAAGTGCACCCATTGTAAACGGATCCATTTATCCGATGTCGTCTATTTTTTTATTTTAACTGACAATAATTTAAGCGACAAAAGCACCAAAGTCTCCATATTTACCCGCTAACGCTGGCAAGTTTTCACGCAAACGAGCTTGACGGTACGGACCAGCATTTGCTTGGATTTGTGCAGCACGAATGGGATCGTTTAAAGAACGAAAACGATCAATATTTTGTGCAAGCATTCCCTGGCCAAAGTTAGCGCCGAACATTGCGTTCTGCGCTTCATAGGTATTGGCAAGAGATTTATTCATGGCACCCTGCTGCATGCCAGCCATAACAGAGTTTGCACCCGTGCTTAGGGCCATCATGGGACCTAAACCCTGGAACAAACCTTGTCCACCACCAAAGGATCCATAGTCAGTGCCAGCAAAACCACCGACGTTTAAGTCAGTGCCGCCAAACGGACTATCAGCTAAAGCCCCGCCAATATCAAAAGCACCCGCCGAATCAATTGCAAAAGAAGGATCTAAGAAATAATTCATGATCAAAGACTTACATATTGACGGGGAGTAAAGAAGGAGGAAGGGCGCCCAACCGTTTGAGAAATTGCTTGCAATGTCTCAGGAACATAATAATGCTGAGCAGCCATTGCACGAGAGAATTTATTAGGCATATCAAGGAAGTTTGCAAATAATGCAGACTCCATCCCAAGACGCTGGTTTTCTCGTGCCACTTCCTTTTGATAGGGTCCCAAGATACCAAGAATTTCTTCAAGTTGTTTTTTAGTATTTGGTTTTTCTAGTTTGGTAAGAGCGTACAACCCAGCAATGTTGGAATCAATGCCAAGATCTTTGAGTGTTTTTGCGTACTGAGAAAGTTTATTTGTGTTTGCCAGTAAATAATCTTCCTCTTCTTGATCAAGAGCACTTTGCCCAAAACCAGCTGTATTAATTGTTCCGCCGTAATTAAAAGCCATGTTTATCACCCAAAGCGAATTTGAGGGGCCTGGATTGTGGCGCCTGCATACGGATTAGTTGTTAAAGCGGTTTGGGCTAAGCCATAATTACCAGCTTGTCCTTGTTGTGCCATCGCACCAGCAGTGGCAAGAACACCAAGCTGACCTTGAATTTGACCTTGAAGAGCCATTGCAGTTTGATAACGTGCAAAGTCATTCATCTTGGCTTTTTCAAGTTCTGGAGCCATAGCTTTATATTGCTGCAGCATGGCTTGATTTTGGAATGTCGTTAAATCTTGTGTGGCTTGCATGCGAATTGCAAGCTCACGATTTAAACTATCCAAGTTTTGACTCATTAACTGGCCACGCATGGCCATCTGGGTACTGAATTCTTGCTCTTTACCTTTAGTTGGTTTACCTGTCAAAGATTGACGGGCAGATTCAGCACCAGAGGCAGCCGCACCTGGAAGTAGCGCACCAAGGCCCATCAAACCAACGCCAGCAACACGTGCAATGGGATTTGGGATCATTGCAAGGCCTGTACCAACCGCGCTAAGGGCGCCTGGAGCCAAGGCGCCAAGAGCACCTGTGGGACGGCCTTCGTTGATCTCCGAGAGAGCAGTTGTTACACCAGGGATCAAAGAGGCTGCACCAAGAGCAGGAATGGCGTACTTACCTAAAAAAGCCTGAGCACCCTGAGCACCTCGTTGAAGTTTTTGCTTGAGTTGTTCACGCGTTTGGTTATTAGCAGCAGGAGTTGCAGCCGCAACTGGATCTACATTGACCCCAAACATACTGTTTTTTGCAGTGATGCGATCAATGGGAGTTGATGGTCCCATCATCCCTTCCATTGGAAACGCATAGTTAACGGCCATTTTTTCTATTCTTTTATGTAAGTTAATTTTATCAGTCTAAACACAAAGGTGTTACAGCGGTTTCATCGCTTCGTACTGAGCAGTAGTTGGTAACTGTTGTTCTGCTGGTTTTGCTGCAAGTGCTGCATTGGCCAAGTTACCTAAAATTGCACCAGCTCCAGCGCCTGTTACCGCACCCGCTAAACCACGGCGGAAAGCATTTTTAACAAGAGGTGCAGTACGAATAGCTGCTCCGGCGCCGGCAATTCCACCGATCGCAGTGGTAACAGATGGAATTGTAATTGGATATCCAAGCATTCGGGCCTCTGGTACACCTTCAAGATTTTCAGGCGTTACTTTAAGAATACCAAGAAATCCCTTGTCCTGGTAATAGTTACGCAAATAATTGCCGTAGCGTTCTGGCGTTAAGGAAGGAATTTCTTCTTGAGCTGTTTCATACTTTAGAGGACGTCCTGTACGTCCCAAGAAAAAACGTTCAAACAATTCTGTAACAGGTTGAGTTGTTTCACGTCGATCTTCGGAACCTTCTTCTGCATACGTTTGAGCAAACCCTTTGGGCCTAAACATTTCCCCTGGATTTGTGATGTTGTAAGCACCGGAAAGCGCAGTGGCAGGAATTGCAATGCCTGCGGTAATCAAACCTGTTTTTGTTGGTCCCAGGGCACGGTAAGCTTCTTTGCCGATAGCCGTTTCTGATGCAGCACCCATGATGGCAAGAGGGTGGTTATAACGCCAATAAATGCCCCTGGTGCCATCATTAGTTAGATCGGTGAGCAGACGTGCTCCAAACGCACCAACTGCTTGAACCGGCGTTTCTTTCATGGAAACGCCCAACTTATTTAACTGTTGGTGATAAACGTCGCGTGTGCCGCGAATTTGTTGAGTTGCTTGACTGACACCAGGAATATCTTTCAGGATACTTGGATAACGTTCACCAGCAAGATAAGCTTTCCTGCTGGCTTCTGCACTTTTGCGAGCACCTTCAAGTAATTCGTCTTTTGCAGTGCCGATTGTATTTAAAAGCTGTTGAAACATATCACATCATCCGTGGGTTAAGAGCACTGATTAACTCTTCTTGCTCTTGCGGTGTTAAGTGTTGCATCCAAGAACTATTGGGAACTTGATTTAATAGCTGTTGAAATTGAGCCTCTGGTAATTGATATTGTGTCCCAGGAGATAAAGATGCAATTTCCTGCTCGAGAGGCAGGTTGTTTACTAAAGAACGCTGAAGAATTTGTTGTTCAATTTGCTCTTGTTGTCCACCATAAATAAGTGGAGCAGTAACGTAACTTGTACCAAGAGAAGCTGCGATATTTAAGGGAGTTTCAAGCTTGCTAGTTTTATTAACTGTATTGACTTCACCGGTATCTAAATCTTTAATTCGTTGAGTTGAGTAGCTTTTGGGACGTAATTTACGCAATAAGCCAATAGATCCAGCAGAAGCCGCTGTATCCAACAAACTAGATGCAGCTGCCTGTCCTGGTGAAGCGCCACCAAGAAGGGATACAAAACCGCTAAGTGCCCCACTGGTTAAAGCAGGAGCAGCAATTTGTTTTAGTAGTTGTCCAAATGCTACCCCTGCAGCCATGATATCTTTTTCTTTTTATTATAAGACTATGCTGATTCTGGATTTTTAATTGGCTCACCCTTTTTATTTGTTTCTTCTTTAGTTAAAGTTTTATCTGTGTTGTTTTTATTTTCCAAAAGTTGAGCAACTGAACGATTGTCTTCAGTCTCATTTAATGCACGTTTTTCAGCGGCAGCCATCATGTAACCCCGTGGATCTGGGTTGGCAACACGAGGCATTGGATTGGTTGTTTTTTTGTCTGGATTCATGGTTGGGCTAATGCGATAGGCATCCATCCAAATAGGAGAGTACCCAGGTTGTTCTTCTGGTCTCAATGGCGTCAAAGGACGACCTTCGTTAAAGTCGTAGCTTTCATTGCGTACAAAACGTCCAATATTGGCAAATACTTCGTATTGCTCTGGTAGATCACCAACAAAGTTAAGACTGGGGTTTAAAGATAATTTGCGAGTTTGAATTCGACGCAATAAGTCGGACTGTTCAAAGCGACTCGGCATCCACGGTGCAGCACCAGTGGAAGCTTTAGAAGCAAACGAGTCATCAAAGTTAAGCTTCCGTTTTTTAACAAACGGATCTTTGGTGTAATCAATATACCTGTCTAGCGCCAGGCGATGATCTTTAGCCATTACTTATTGGATTTTTTCTTCTTATGTAATCCTACTAACGTTTTACGTAAGTTTGCTTGTTTAACAGTTTTTTCGTCGTATTCATCTGGATTTGCAAGAACATTCTCCTGGAGTTGAGCAGAGGTAATGCCTTTACGTTTAGCTTTAGCCGTAAATGCACCCTCTTTCATATCCATGCTCTGGATCCACTTTTTATTTTTCTTTTTTTCTTCAGCCATAGTTAACGATTACGACGTTTACCGGCACGACGACCAGCTTGCGCCATTAGTTGTTTCATTACCACTTCCATATTGGAAGCCCCTGGTTGATACTCTAATTCTACCAAACTTGGAGAAGGCACATTAATTTGAAGTTGTCGTTCAGGATATTGATAATCACCACTGAGAACACGCGATGCAGGTCCCATGGCAGCGGCGGCTTGTCCTGTATATGGATTTTGAGTGCGAGCAAAAGAACCTGGAGAACGCACTTTTAAACCAACCGGTTTTGTTTCCATGCCAGAACGTATTTGTGCCATTTGGGCTCCCAGAGGAGTACTGCTTGCTCCAACTATTTCAGCGGCAGGGATGCCAAGACTTTTGGCTTGTTGCATAACTTTACGTTGAGACGCAGTGTCTACGCGGGGAGCAAAAAACGCTACGTCAACATCAGCTCCTTCATCACCAACGGTCATAGGATCTATACCGCCTCCTCCGCGAACGTCGTAACGCCCTGGAATTGGCCGAGGCTCTCCCTTTTCTGTTTCGTATTGAACGTAACCACCTTGGAAAATGGCCTTACCAGTATTTGGATCTCGTTTAACAATACGTTTTCCTTCTGGATCTAAAGCATAAGGTTTTCCATAGACAGGTGTATCTTTTGTAGTTTTGCGCAAATCAGTTACAAAAGCATGAGCAGCTGCTGGATGATAAGGATTGCCAGTTGTTTTACTAATTTGTTGTTTAAGAACAGGAAGATCAATTCCTTGATTTATTAGTGCATTATCAAGGTGCTGAATTAAAAACCCCTGATAATCAAGAGGCGTGCCAATCTCGGATAACAGTTGTCCGGATTGAATGCCAGTAGCAAGTGCGGCTGGATTATGTGTCTCGAAATAAGCTTTTTTAGCTGTGGAATTATTGAAATAAAGATCGTTACCTTGTTCAATGATACTTTGAAGTTTTTCGCGAGATAATGTTAAGTTTGTAAGTTTTTCACTGCCAAGTTTATGGTAACCAAGAAGAGTGCCATCCGGTTTCGTAAGTTTAGTTAAACGGTAACCAACCAAAGGTTCCTCGCCTACAACTTCTTGACCTGATGTCTCATATAAACGATTATCAGATCCTTTTACAACTTTGTCTCTATAAGCAGTCAAAGGTTGAGTTGAGACTGCATTAGAAACATGAGGAACAGAAGGTTGATAACCACCAACCAATTTAGAACCTTCAACATTAATGTCTGAAGTTTCAAGCACACCTTGCCGTGGAGTACCAATTCGACGGCTCGCGCCTTCCAATCTTAAACGCCCTGTTTCAGGATCAATAAAGAAACCTTGGGCAACATCCCCTTCCAAAGTCATGCGTGTAGGAAGGACAACATCAAGTTCACGTTCTTGACGCAGTGAACCAGATGCCATGGCTTCTGCATTAGACACTTGTCCTGGAACCATTGTTGTTCCTTTGTTTGTGCGCTCTTTAAATGCACGGGTTTCTACAAACCCGCCAGGACCCTCAACATCTCCATAATCAGCAGCATTGGTATCGTAATCACTGGTGCGACCGCGTTGTGTATTAATAGCTTCAAGATCCGGAGAAAGATCAATATCATAATTTCCAGTGCGTGGATTATACGCAAGAACGTCTGAACCAAATTCACCAATTACTTCTACATCTCCACGACCGGTCATGCCTCCACCCGCTTCTGGCACTTCATAAGTTAAATTGCGCCCAACACGACCACCACGTTCAGACAATGTTGTCCCAAGAAGATCTGAAACAGCTGAAGTAGGAACTTCTGGATCCAAAAGAGCAGCAATATCTAGCTGCGTCATTTGGTCCATGGTGCCGGGGCGATAGTCACTTGCAGATGCAGAAATACGATGGAAAATTTCTTCTTGTGTTAAACCAAAGTGAGGACCAAGTTTTTGCAACGCACGTGCATTAGTAGGAGCTTTACTTTTTTGAGCAGCAAGCGCTTCTTGAGCAAGATATGCAGCACGTTGTTCTGTGGCCTCTGAAGTATTGAGTTCAGTTGCTGGAGCAGCAACACCGCCAAACTCCAACATTATTTTTTGTTGTCTTGGAGTTAAACCTGTTTTTGTAAAATTAAGGTCACGTTGTGCAGGTTGTGTTGTAACACGTGCAACTGCTTGGTCAATGCCAGTGTCATTTGCTTGGTTTTGTTGAGCAACAACTTCAAGATCAACAGTTGCTTGAGGAATAGCTGCAGTTTCTTCATCGCGACGCAACTGAAGAAGAACATTTTTGGCACGTGCTTTTTCTTGTGATTCAACACCCTGAACCACACGAGCAGCACGCCTCATTTCAGCTTGTGCTTCTGGTGTTAAAGAATATTCCTCAGCTTCTTGCAGTTCTAAACGTTTTTGAAACTCCGGATCATTAATAAAGGCATTTAGATCGACTGTGGCCTGTGGGATAGCGGCAGGTGGCGTTGCAACCTTTGATGGTTTAACTTCCTGCTCAAGCTTGGAATACACCTCTGCAGACGGCGGAGTTGCAGCTTGAGCAACGTAAATATCGCTAGGTTTAGGCGTACGTGGTGAAGAAGGAATTGGTTGACGCGTCTTAGTGCCACGACCACCGAGTAAATATGCACCACCAGCTAAAGCACTGAGTCCAAGAGCAGCAAGTCCCAGGATTCCAGGGAGATTTGACTCTTGTTGTGGTGCACGCAGCTGATTGCGACGAAATTCAAGTACATCAGGCACTAATTCAGCCCGTTCTTCAGGATCTTCTGGCACTGGCACTCCAGTTGCACGGCTATACGCATAAAAATCTGCAGGTGCCAGGGCCATAGTTACTGTATGGTTTGCTATACATCTTTGTGATTTAATTTTAGGTCATAAAAACGCAATAACATGCGTTAAAGTAGTAACAGAAAGACAAACTTGGTTTTGATTAAGGGCGCAAGACGGAAATGAACCCTAAAAATCGTGCAGAACGCGTTATTGCAATAGATGCAATTGCAAATGAAGCGCAAAAAATGGCGGAAAGTGGGGCAGATGCGTTGGATGTACAAAAATTTACGATTGGCGCCAGGAAAGAATTGGCAAAACAACGGCCAGACGTTGAAAATTACTTTGATGCAGCAGTTGCAGCTAAAAAAGCAAAAGATAAAAGTTGAATAAGTAAAAACAACCACAAATTAAAGGTCAGCCGGGGATAAAACCCCGGCTTTTTTTGTATCAAAACTTGGGTAAAACTATATAAATACATACACTGTTTCGGTTTTACTTCAACAAAAGCGCCCTATATAGGTCAAAAAAGGGTAAAAAATTACCTGACGCTTCTACAACACCCCTCGCGAAGTGAAATACGGGAAGAAAAAAAAGAATAGCGGGGTAGGTAAGTAATTGAACGGGGGCTGCGCATCCGTAACACGCAGAGTACCATCGCGTTTAGTTCAATGCAAGCACAGAAGACCAAGCGTTGGCAGTACGACTGGCGTCGTAAGGTAGGCGAGCGTCCTACATCTGAGAATGCCGAGCTATTCCACCAGTATGTGGAGTATGCGTACCAGGCGATCGAGGAGTTTCAGCACGCAGCGTTTCCTTACTCCGACGTCAGGCAAGTATGCCAACCACAGTATCTCTTCCAAGTGGTAAGTGACATGCGAAGCGATAAGCTGAGCATGCGCATTTATCAGAACGAGGAAGGACTGAAGTTGGTCGTTATCCACAGCGTAGGCTGACGGTTACCTCTTCCCCTGGGCAACCAGGGGTTTATGTAGCCCTCAACACCTGTTTTTTCCCCATGAAATGTCAGGATTTCCTCACATGCGAGGGGAATTGCGCTCTCTGGCGCTGTAGTTACATATAAGACGGTGGCGCAAAGTATAGCCACATAATATCCGACGTTAGAGGTCGGGATTAATCGGGGGCTGCGCATCCGCAACACGCAGAACATTCCATTGCAATTGACACCATGACTTATTGGTTAGTTACAGCTGACGAAGGTGATTACACCATGAAGCGCCTCTTTGCCACACAGGAAGAAGCCTGTATGTGTGCATGGCGCTGGGAGGATGATTGTCTTGACAACATCCACATGGAGAAGGTAGAGCATCCTGCGTCATGGGATGACATTCCGTTCTGAGTACCAGGCGTGATGCCGGGGGATCGAATCCCCCACTCAGTATTGCCCTCAGCGGAGATGGGCACCGCACAACAGGAGTTTCCTGTGATTACGATCATTGGTTTAATTCTTATAGCGCCTTGCGCTGTTGATTTAATCCGTAACAAACTTCGTAAGTGATGTATTTCATTATTCTTAACGGTCAACAGTACCGTCAATACTCAGCTAATGAGTACCAAGAAGCTTTGGAAGAAGCTGCACAATTGGATCACATTTATAACTCACCTGAGTTAAATGATGGGATCCAGGGACATAACGACATTCAGCTCCTCACCTTTGATGAGATGATGAAGTTGGACAGTACATTGGTACTCTGAATCCTGCTCTGGGGCCACACGGCCCCTCAACAGGACTCAACATCCTGTATCCACCAGCTCAACTCAACATGTTTATTTATCAACCCACAGTCAATGCCACCGACCGTGTTGTGTGGTATGGAGGTGAGTCTACTCAACTTCACTATGAACAACAGGTAGATGGATGGGACGGCAGTCCAGATTGGATTGATCGTTCCGTCCGTACTCTTGGAGGTGGCGTTCCACAGGGCGTGTCAGAACTACACACAGAACTTGTGGACTTTTATAACTATTGTCAAGTGGGTGCACTAAACACCTAGATTGAGTCCTGCATCAAGCCCTGAGCAATCAGGGTTTCTTGCAGGACTCAACATCCTGTATTCCAAAGCTCAACACCACACCATGACTGCATTACACATCAGGAAGAACATTGCTTCTGTATTGATTAACACTGCGGCAGCAGTAGAGAATGCCAATGTTAATGGCATCAAAGAGAAGCTGAACGAATACAGAATTCGTACAGCTGCACTCATCATGCCCAACGATATGGCATTCGTTATCACACCTAAGGAGAACATCAAGTGAACAATCACTTCACACATGCTTGTCTTGCAATGGTCTTAGGTGTTGGTTCAGGCATACTTTTGTCTGTAGCAGGACAGAAGATGTTGAATCAACACACTATCAAGACCTGTCCCAGCAAGCCTGGTCATCAACTTGTGATGATTTCAGGGTTTGTTGGTGACGCATTTTATTGCATGGACAAGCGTTATATCTGACTCCTGCACTTTCCCATCGGCAACGATGGGTTTCTGCAGGACTCAATATCCTGCACACATTCAATTTAATTCACACCACCAGGATTCAATCATGACTCCTAAAGCTGTCGAATATTTGCTCACGCAAGATGCCCGCTTGCTTGCCAGGAGGGATGCCCCGATCATTGACCAAGATCTTGAGCAACAGCGTCAAGCTGCACTCGAAATCTTTTTTCAATGGCAGGATGGCATGCGTGAGTTTCAGGATCTTATTCCGTTCTGCATGGTGCTCCAACGACAGGTAAATCTCAACCGAGAGTTACTTAAGTGGGAGTACCAGCACGCAGACTGACTTCTGCACTGAGGGCCTTCGGGCCTTCTCTGCAGGACTCAATATCTTGCACACCAATTACCCAACATCTCAACAGATGCGCAAATTCATTGACAAGATCTTCTATGCATTGGGTTACATCCCAATAGCAGACTACGAGAAGGTTTGTTACCACCGTAAGAACCTTCAAGAACTGGTCATTAAGTACCAGGATGGAGAAATTCAACCTCAACGTGATTATTATCGATGAAACACACAGTACGCCTTAGCAAGAACCAGTACATCAATCTGGATTCTTACGGTGAGTCTGATAAGACTCGACGGATCAACAACCTGATGGTCGCGTTCCTCGCTGTACTCATCAGTGCTATCACTGTCCCAGCCATGCTGGGCATCGACATCACCTCACCCAACACCACAACTCAACATGAGCATCCACATCGCACTCGTCACTGACGCATCCAGTCGTTACGCCCACGTTTGGGGCGAGGCTCCAAGCTGGGGCAAGTTCCTCAATCAACTCGAAGACGTTGGCTGCGAGGTGATCGAGGAACAAACAGAAGACTGGGAAGACAGTACGCAAGACGAGATCGCTGAAGACTGCTTGTCAGTCCATCAGCTGCTCAACGACACTGACTTCATACCCCACGACTAGTGTCCTGTACCTGAACAATGGCTAGTGGTGGTACTTGCCACTTGGCTCACCGCCGCTAGCCTGCATACGATTCCAACTCAACCAATGGAAGCACTCTCTCAACTCGACGTCCAATCACCTGATCATGTCAGCGTGATTACCAGGGATGGCAAGGTCACAATCTCTGTCGTCAAAGACGGAACATCAGTGACCCTTGGTTTTCCACTCAAGAACCAAGCCTTCAACACAACCCCCAGACCCCCTCTGCAGCAGCCGGTACCACAGGTGATGGCTGTTAAGGAAGCTAAGGATTCCACTGCAGAACAAATGGATCAACCAGTAAGTTCCAGGTGGATTAAACATTCACCCGTTGGTAACCGCAAGTTAACTTCATCGAAAGTGCGTCAGATCAGGGTTATCCTGAACGATGCGCAATTCATGAATGCATTTAATTCTAGGCAACAAGCTTACGAAGCAATTGCTGCTAAGTTCAACGTCAGTTACCACACGATCTCCAACATTCACAAAGGACTTGCGTGGAGGAACGTAAGTATCTGACACCGCACTAGTACATAAGTACTACGACTGGACCTGGATACACGCAGTGTGGATTCAATAGGATCAAAGAGTTATCTTTGCATTCCTTTGGATCCACCTACGGCGTCCTTAAACTGTCCAATGCACCACTGCAATTCAACTCGTGAAAGACATTGATTTCATTGATGAACAACGCAACGCTGACTTGCTGGATGCAATGGCTGACATTGCATACGAACAAGAGCAAGCCATGCGTGAAAGCAATCAATCTGACTGGGATGGTATCGAAGATATCAGCTCAGCAGAACGCAACGCCTGTGACCACTACAACGAAAGGTATGTAATCAATGACTACCGCTAACTACACACTGAAACAAGCATGGGAGGACGGTGACATCATCGTCATCCTGATCACCATCATTTCAATCATTATCACGGAGTTTGCATCATGTCTTACATCTCAAAACTCAAGAAGTTCTACCCCAGCACCTACAAAGCCCGTTACGCAATCAACGCCTACAACACACACAAGTACTTCGAACACGAAGATCCAACGGTCATCACCATCCACGAAACCACGCTCAACTACGGTGGGCCTGAAGAAGGTGGATGGTGGTACGAAGCAGGATACCCAGTCCGAAGCCACTGTATCTTCTCCAAGAAGCAGGCGATCCAAACCTTCATCCAGTACTTCGAAGAGTACGAAATCGAAAGCCAGCCGTCTCTTGGAGATTCAACAACTTACTCCAACATCGACCTTAGCTTCTCCAACGCCTTAGCGGAACGCTATCCTAAGACCCGTCCACACTACTGCTGAGCACGCACCCAGCACACTATGCCATTAACCAAAGAACAGATCCGTGATCAAGGTACTTTACGTTTAAGCATTACACAACGCAATCTTTACATGTATTACTTGAACTTCCGCAAGAAGTACAAGGACCAACCATGTTATGTCCCTAAAATGCCAATGCAATCAAGTCGGATCAAAGAATATCTGACTGCATTAAGAGCATTGGAGGACAAGAAGCTTATTATTGTGGATCGAAGTAATGTTCCTTACACCAAGTGGATCTTGAAAGATCCAGAGGAAGTATTGGCTGGCACAGAGAATGTGCCAATACATGCCAATACTTCAACGCCAAGTAAACAATAGCGTTATATCGTTATATTCCATGAGGCAATGTCGGATAACTACTGACCTGCCTCAACCACACAACACAACACCATGGCTAAAACCAAATCAGCTTCAAGTAAATCACAGCCATCACCAGATTATCCTCAAGGCAAACACAATGTCACATGGCTTGACTTGGAAGAGGATGACTGGTGGCTAATCGCCAATATGTTTCATGGTCGTATTCAATATTTGACTCAGCGTTTAGCTGAAATCAAACGAACGAATGATCCTGACATTATTCACAACCAATCTGATTGGTATGTAGAATCAATCGAACGATTGACTACAAGACTTGAAGAGTTTGAAAACCAGATTAGTCCTGTGTATTTCAAACGTAAGCGAGCAGAACATGCTGCTCGCAACAAACAACAGAACAAGTAATACCTGGGCATCCGCAAGGTGTAAGTCCCAGGTTTAACACACAATCAACTTAACACAGACCCATGGCACAAACTGAACTTCATTTTGAAGCAACTGTGTACCAACGTGTAGATGGTACAGAAGTTGTATATCAAATGTCCGATGACAAGCGCATTGACATGATCATCAATGAACTTAAAGCCATTTGCCAGCGAGAAGACAAACGTCCAATGAAATACAGCCAACTCCCATGGGATGCTACCGAGAAAATCATGGAAGCTGTGTGCCTACTTGATGAAGCAACTGAGTGGCCTGAACCAACAGATGAGGATCTGTGTGGTGAGCCGTCCATGACTGCTGACGAGATGCACAGCGCAGCTTGGAAGCAGCACCAGGAGCTTCACTCATGACATACGAAATCACATGGTCTAGTCCACATGGTGACATTGGCTGGACACAGATCCAGGACTGCACATGCATTGACGATGCTGTGGATTACTGGATGACATATCTTCTTGGACAAGAAGATATTCCAATCGAATCTCAGATCGATGAGGTGAGGCTACTCAGTAATTGAGTGGCACCACCCCAGATCTGAGTAGAGGGTGTACCCCCCAGACCCCCGAGGGAGTACCAGGGGGGCACCCTTATTTCTATCAGTATTCCTTATAAATTACATTTATCAATATTCCAAGTAATCCTTTACATACCTGATAGACTTCAACCACTCACCTGAGTACCAACCTTTAATTCACTTCAATCATGCCTGACAACATCCGTATTCCTGATTCAACTGACATGCAACGTTTAGCAGCAATGCGTCTCGTTGCACAAATGAAAGAATCAGCTGATCGAAATGGAATTGGATTCATCGGTGGCTTTGTGGCCCCCGATGGACAGAAATTTGTAATGACAAATCTAGAAGATGAAGACATGCAACGTATGCTTCCGGAGGAACTTGCGTGATCACATGGCCCATTGCATTGATTGTTATTACAACAATCATTTGCTCAACAATTGTTATTACTGAAGTCATTCACAAATCATGACTGACAAATCACCAATCAATTTTGACAAGACAATCGCAGGATTTAACATCACTCAACATGGTGTTAAATCCTATACCAAATCGTTTCAGCTAGGGCCTATCCAATTTACGGTTAACGCCCGTCAATCTGGATTGCTTGGATCAATTAGTATTCCAGGCACTGGCATTAGCAAACGGAACATTAAATTATTCTAAAGATCTGGGCATTCGAAAGCAACGTTACGTCCGGGACACGCCGTAGATGTAAGCCCCAGATCTACTCACTCAACCCAATGCAATCATGTACGAAACCACACTGTCATTATTCGATCGTCTCAACATTGCTAACTGCGCGGCTCAACGCGCACGCAACAATTTGATGAACGACGAACAATTTACCGGTGAGTACCGAACTGTTAAGTGCTGGATGAAATACCGGTGTTATATCAGCAAACGTATCAACGGTGAACAGTTCCATTATGTGGAACCTGATGGTATCTGATCTGATTTAACTTGACACCATGACTACAACACGTTGTTCAGTTCTTGCAATTGAAGACACATTCATTGAAGGATCCAATGTCACAGTTACAGCAGTTGTTGACGACATGCGCCTGCTCTATCGGGCAACTCGCTTTGACCCTGAAGAGTGGGCTCCTGCATTGTGCACAACAACTATTGAGCTGGATCCAGAGGAACAAATCCCTCTTGACGAAGATGGCTTCTGCAGCTATCTTGATCAGCTCGATCCTCACTGGCAACTCGTTGACACCTCTGACTACGATCTAGATTCATGATTGGTTTCTCAATTGAATTCAAGCGCTGGTACTTTGTACTGCGTGGTCCCAAAGGTCGAGTGTATCTGGCAACTGGTTTTGCTAAACGCATGCCAGTCATAACACCGACCGATACGTACACACTGGACCAGTGCATTGGCACATGGCCTGGTGATGAAACCGATGAAGAACTTCTTGACACCTTAAGAAGTACACGTTAAAGAAAGCTTAGTTCTTTAACACATCGTCCTGGACATGACGTTAAACTGTCCTTTCCACTTACTCATTTAACCCAATGGAAATCAATTCTCCAACACCTCCTTTAGATCTTGTCAATGATTGGATGACACATTGGTATGACGATAACCAAACAGATGACACACAACCGATGTACATTGCAACTAAAGCTGCAATGTGGGGTGCTATCTGGGGTGCTACTAATGCTTTGGAATCAGCTATTAAAGACACGGCACCTGTTCATTGGCGTGTAGCAGGTGGCGCAGAAGATGGCCAGCAGATAGTACGTGTTGCCGATCTAATGGAATGGCTTGCTACATTTCGTAAAGAATATGAGGAAAAACTTTGACACGGCAACACTTCATCACGCCACCGCCGTTAGATCTAGTGCGCAAGTGGATGGAACAAACCAAGTACGACGAAGACACATGTTTTTATGAATGCTACATAGCAGAGCAATCAGCTCTATGGGGTGCAGACCAGCAACTTTTAAAAGATGCAAAATGGTTGGATCACAATGTTTTAAATGAATCACATCTGAGAATTATTCCAGTGGGCGAGTCTTTAATTGAAGCAATGCGCCCCAGGCCTTTAAGTCTGAAAGTGCAAGCATTAGCAGCTCTTGAGACAGAGCCAGAAGATGCTAAAGAACTAATTGTGTTTGATACAGATCAAGTCAACATTATTCGCCGCGCATTGGAGCAACTTAATGAATGATTACCAAGCAACACTGTCGTACTATCCAACGGCGCCGGGGCAATGGGCCAATGTGCAGAAATTCGCCGCCATTGCCAGTGAGTCTTGCATCCTCGAACTCCGCACCAGGGTCGAGGCGCTAGAGGCTGCGGCGCACAAGCACATTGTCGAAACCAGCG